AATTTTCATCAATCACATGTTTACCACCGGATAAACCTATTCCAAATGTTTGTATTCCTGCGGAAACTCCAACAGCGCATACATCTTGTGTCATAGAATTATAAGATGGTGCCGCCGCCGAGGGTGGTGCAGATCTTATATCTGAATTTGTTGTGTTATTAGTTGTAGAGGTAGATTCGGAACCTGATTCATATGTAGTTGTTGATTCTGAAGTGTAACCACCTTCAATTGCGGTGTTGGAACCACTAACGTTTGTTTGGGTAGAGTCTGCTTGAGCAGGTCTTACACAAAAAGCTAGGACCAACATCATTATTATTAATGCGCCTGTCACATAATAGTTCATAAATTTCTCCATGTTTACTGACAGCTTTCACATTCCCCCGTGTCATCTATTACAAGACCACCATTACTTTCATATGTTGAGTCGTGGGCTCTATCTTGTTGATTTTTACATTCACAGCTTTTACATGCACAGGAGCCATATTCATCTGCGTGTAAGTCTCCGTCGCAGTGGCAATTGTGATGACAATTTTTACATTTAGTCATTTTTTTCCTCAATATTGTAGAAGAACTTGTCGGTATCTTCTGTTTTCCATTTATTTTTATCTTCAACATTCCAATCTGAAGTTTGTACCTTCCAATCCCATGGAACTTCATCCTTCACTGTAAAGGAAGGTATATTCCATATTATTCGATTGTTTGGTTGAGCTGCATAGTTGCCGTTTTCTAATGCAAGTATGTGTGCGCACTTATGTTCGTGCGAAATTTCAGAATGATCTGTATCAACTATATTACTCTCTGGATGGGCCCAGTCAACAGTAAAAAGATATTTTCCTTCACGCCATTTCTTGTCTTTACCCCAATATTTCCCTGCTTGACCGTCTAGGATGTCGAAAGAAGTAACAGTAGGATAGTAACTAAAACAATTCCATAGCTGAAGTTCATCCAACCTACATTTAGGAACTTCTTTTGGTTTGAAACCTGGCTGAATAAAGGCGCTAATTGGTAGTCGATAAAAGACCGCCCCTTGTTCCATAATTGCATGAAACAAGATGGGACGTCCAGTAATAGATGCCAAACCAAATATAATACAATCTTCAACTTCTCCATGATGATCTTTAAGATCATAGAGATATTCTCTCCTGATCTGCGAGTAAGTCGCAGGTGTATTGACATTCAAGTAAGCCATTTATCATATAAATTATTTAGTAGCTAAATGTACTATTATAATGATAGCAACTATAACTACAGCTGTAGCTTTTTTATTGCCTATTGCTAAGTTCCATATTTTCTTAGCATATTGTTTTACATTTTCCATAGTTTTCCTCCGGTTAATCGTAAATATCCCCCCAATTTTCTCCAGACTCATAGTCTACTTTATTGGGGACGTGCAACTTAACAGCTTTTTCCATAATCTCAATGATTTTTTTATGTTGGTCACTGCCTTTTTCTACAGAAATATCTAACTCATCATGGATCTGTATGTGTGGTATAATTTTTTCTTCATATAGATCTAGCATTGCTTTTTTTGTCATATCAGCAGCTGATCCTTGGATTAATTTATTTAAAGCTTTGTATGTAAATGCTCTTCTGATTCTAGGTCTAAGTTTTTCTATCTCTTTCTCTACTTCTTCTTCGGTTATCTCCTTTAATTCGAGTTTGTATTCATTTCTCTTCTTTACTTCTTCAGCTTGTTTGGACAGAGATTCTGATTCTGCCTCTGCTTTTGTCATAGCCGGTGTGAGTACTCCGGGGTTGTATTCGTTTACTTCCCAACTATTGAAACGACATTTTCTTCCAAGTAAGGTTGTAATATAACCATTTCTTTGTGAGTCTCTTGAAGTATTATTCATTAGATCTTTTACAAAAGGTACACGACTATGGTATTTTTCAAATAATTTTTCTGCTTCTTCTTTGGTACTTAAGCCTAGCTCTGCCTGAAGTTTAGCTTTACCCATTCCATAAAATAATCCTAAGTTAATTGTTTTAGCTTGAATTCTTTCTATACCAGCCATGTCTGCCACAGTTTGGTGGAAGTCTACATCATCATTGTTAAATCTATTTACTATGTCTTTAACTTCTTCATCTTCTCTAAGTTTAGGACTCGCTGCTGCGTAGTGAACTACTAATCTTGGTTCTTGTTGTGAGTAGTCAAAGCATCCCCATGTATGATTTCTCTCTGGTAAAAATAATGATCTAATCATTGGCCCTAAATCCTTGTTCCTCGCTGGGACCTGCTGGAGATTTGGATTCGAATATGAAAATCTTCCAGTTACTGTTCCACCTTTTTCACCTCTTACTGGGTTAATATCTGCGTGTATTCTACCTCTGTATTGGTATTTAATAATTGTATCTATAAATGTCGTATGAGCCTTGTTTATTTCTCTAGCTTTTGCTATACATTGAACCAATGGGTGTTTATGCACTTGTAAGAAATTTTTAGTAAAGGAAGGTGCTTGTGTTTTCGCAGTTCTGTTATAAGGCAGGGAAAGTTTGTCAAAGACTTTACCAATCGATCTTGCTGCCCATATTTGAACATCTTCTCCTGTTTCTTTTTTTACTTTCAGGAGTAATTGCTCTTCTTTTCTTGACAGTTTGGTTTTTAATACGTGCGCACGTTCCACGTCTACTCGGACGCCCTTAACTTTCATATCAATTAAACATGGAAACAATCTAGTTTCCAAATCAAATACTTCAGTTAAATTATCTTTTCTAATTTCTAATGATAGATGTTTGAATAATTTTAAAGTTAACTCAGCATCTTTTTCTGCATATGTACCCACAAACATAGCTGGTAATTTATACATTTCAGCTTTAGGATCTATTCCTTTAGCTGCTTGGAGTAATACACTTTCATCTTTAACTTCTCCTAAAAGATCATAACAAAGACTGTTTAAAGAATAAGAAAATCTATTCTCATTTACTAAAGCTGCCATAACCATTGTATCAATAATGTGTCCATTTACATTGATATTGTATGCTTTTAGCCAACACATATCATACATAGCGTTGTGAAATAATTTTGTTGATGGAAGATTACAAATTTCTTGAAGCCAATCTAAAACTTTTTGTTTAGGTAAGTTTCCTTCTCTATGGCCAATTGGAAAATATCCGGACCACCCATCAACAGCTACTGCCACTCCAATTATTTCACCTTCATTTACTAAAGCTCCGGAGCCTTTTGACTTTAAATTAGGATCTCTTGTTTCTAAATCGATTGCTATGTACTTGTGCTCTTTTAAACCTGGGAAGGTCTCTGGGCTTACCCATTCTGTGGCTGCATTAAACATCATCTAAGTAATCTCTTTCAATAATCATTTCTAAAAAATGAATAGCTTTCAATATATCTTCCTTTTTTCCTTTCAACCGATGTCGGCATATATATTTTATAGCGCATCCTTCTGGAAAAAGCAATTCGTTCTCTACAACAAATTTACTTGGTTGAATTTTAAATTTTTGGTAGTGTGATCCACCATGTTGTTTGTCCCATACATTTGTCATATTATGTATACCAAATAAAGTTTAATTCCGAAATAAAATGTCATTAGTGATAAAAAAACAAAATCACTTACAGGTGTTATGTTCATACTATTGGATACCCTATATTGTAAAAGTTAGTTTGTGTACTTTGCATAATATATAAATTTTGTTTTGCCCTAGTTACTCCAACAAAATATAGTCTATGAACTTTATCTTGGTCCTTATCTGCCTCTGTTGCTAAAAAATTATTTTCATCTTCCGAACCAAAATCTATATATAAAATAACGTTTTTACATTCTCTTCCTTTAGCTCCGTGAATTGTTGATAATTCTATCTTTGAATCTGTGGTAAGATCGTCGCCATTTTTTAATAAAAGTTTAATGTAGTTTTTTTGATCATCAGACATGTGGAGCTGTTCCCAGCTGCCCGCCACTAGCAGCCCGTGTTCTTTTTGAAGTTCCTCAAGGGTAACAGTATCTACTGTATCCAATAATCTTCCTTCTCCGAAACTATGTTTTACTTGCTTTTTTCTAAAATAATTTTTAATTACGTGTTTGGCTTCTTCCCCTGAAACACTTGCGCCTGAATTTAATCGGGTCCATATTCTATATGCCGTCAATAAGTCTGCAGGTAGTAATTCATTTTGTCCACCTTTATATCTTAAGTTTAAATCATTTAAGAATTGTGCAGGTTCTTTTAGTTGCGCGTTTGTTTGAGCAAGAATCATCCATTCATCTTTTTTAAAATCAAAATCAGTTAATAAACAATTTTCTTTATAAGTTCCTTCCTCGTCCCTCGCTTCCCAAGGCTTGTCTAATCGTTCATTGATGTGTTTTAAAATTTCTAAAGCTTTAGCGTGTATTTTTTTAGGAACACGATGCGATTGTATTTGATTATCAAACACAAAGGATTCTTCGTTATTGCTTTTTAGATTTATAAATATACTTGGATCTGCTCCTTGAAATCCATAAATAGTTTGATCATCATCACCTGCAATATAAGATCTCTTACATTGAGCTTCAATATGAAAAAACATGTCCCATTGCAATGGACTTAGATCTTGGGCTTCGTCAAGGAAGACGGCATCGAGAGCAAGACGCTTATCTTCCTTGACAAACTTGGTGATCATATCTGAAAACTCTATCATTCCAGTTTGTTGTTTATATGATTGTAAATCTTCATCGATCTGTTCTGTTAACCATAAGTCAACAGAGTGGTGTAAATCTAATTGTAGTGCGGCTTCCATTAAATCAATTTTTTTAG